TACTGGCTGAGGTAGAAGCATTAGATGCTTGTGTTGTTGCTATACCTGCTTGAGTAGTAGCTGTTGTAGCTGATGTTGAAGCTGAAGAAGCAGAAGCTGCTGCGTTGGTTTCTGATGTAGCTGCATTACTTGCAGATGTTGAAGCCGCTGATGCAGACGATGCAGCGTTAGTTGCTGACGTAGAAGCATTGGATGCACTCGTAGAAGCAGCCGTAGCTGAGTTGCTTGCGTTAGTGGCTGAAGTGGATGCTGCAGATGCGCTGGATGCAGCGTTAGTAGCTGATGTGCTTGCTGCAGATGCAGAAGAAGTAGCAGAGGAGGCGGCAGTTTCTGCGTTAGTCTCTGCAGTTTCTGCGTTGGTTTCTGCTAGTTCAGCAGCAGTTTGAGCTGTCTCTGCAGCAGCCTGTGCAGCCTCAGCAGCAGCTTGCGCTGTCTCTGCATTGGCTTCAGCAGTCTCGGCATTAGTCTCGGCAGTCTCTGCATTGGTTTCTGCAGTCTGAGCATTGGTTGCAGCGGTAGAGGCGGTTGATGCAGAACCAGCAGCAGCTGTGGCACTTGCAGCAGCAGCGTCAGCATCGGCTTGAACTTCTATAGCTAACTCACGAACTAATAGGGCTTCACTAGCGGAGTCTGCTACAGCGTCTCCTGCACCACCTGCGCCTCTGTATATGCTCAAAATTAATCTCCTTGACTTGTTTAAAGACTCTTATTAAAGAACCCTTAAACAAGACAGCCTCCGAAGAGGCTATCCTGGTTACTTACTTCTTAAGCGTTTACAGCCAATACAAAGCCAGCTTCTGGACGTACAGTCTTAACACCAAACAGCGTGTCAGCAGTGTACAGAGTCGAGAGATACTCTTGCTTGTACTGAGTCTGTGAACGAACACCTAACTGCTCAGCCAACACCATCGAATCACGGTGAGCTAAGATAGCAGCTTTGATATCGCCACCAGCCGTTGCTGTGTTCTCAGCGTCTGTCTCAATAACAGGGCAGTTGCTGGAAACATAGATGTCGATACCATACAAGCTACCGATTTGACCGTTCTGAACACCACGACCATCAACGAAGTCAGAGCTGTTGTAACGATCGATGCCCATGATAGCAGCACGGAGTGAAGGAGGAACAGTGAAGAAACGTCCATCCATTGGTACATCAGCGTCATCCATCAACTTGATGAGAGCACGGAAGCCAGCGTCAGTGAACACGTCAGCAGGAACTACAGTGTCGTCAGCGTAAGCTGTCAAACCAGTAGAAGCGTCGATGTAATAGCTGTTGCTGTGTGTCCAGTCTGTGCTACCGTTACCGAAGGTTTTACCCAACTGGAACAAGGTGTCATCAACTTTCTTAGCCAATGCATAGCCAGCATCTTCTGTGTAGAAGCGACGGAGTGATGCAAGAGCTTGAACTTCAACGATGTCCTCAATGAAACGTGAGTACTCAAAGTGCTGGTCTACAGAAACCAGAACTTCAGTCTCGGTATCAGCTTGGATTGTTACAGCTGTGTTTGCTGCCTTAGCAGTAGCTACACCACGAGTTGGCTTAGGAATGTGAAGCGTGTCACCTTTCTTGCCCTTCATGGTCATCTTGTTTACGAGGTTTGCGAGAACCAAGTTTTTCTTATAAGCAGCTACTACTTCGTCACTCCAAATTTCTGGAATAAACTTATCTGCTTGCGTTTTTGCTACGATCGATCCCGATCCACCTGGGTATGCTGCTGTTGCCATTTTTAATACTCCTAAATAAAATTATAAAATAAAATTACCGAACTCGTCCTTCAGCGTAGGCATTGAGGATTTCATCTGCCATACTCTCGTATCGATTCGGATCTTGCATTCTTAAGCGAATTAAGTCTGCACGACGATATACTGGTTTACCTGTTTCCCCTGTACCACCTTGTTGCACAGCTGCGGCTTTGAGTGCTTTACTGCGCCCTTCACTATCTGTCTTCTTCAGTGCTTCGTCCGCAGCTTTAGAGGTTTCCTCTTTCTGCTGCTGTAAACCACGCAACGACTTGTAGTTGTCGAGTAGTTCTAAAGCTGAATCAACATCATAGTTATTAGCATCATTGTAGAGACGCTGCCTTACCTTAGAACCTGCAACCCATTGTTGAAAGTCTTCGGACTGTGCTACACTTACAAAATCAGGATGAGTCTTTTCAATTGAATCTAAGGCTGCTCGTTGAGCTTGAACTGCTTGTTGCTCTTGTAGCTGCTTTAAAACTGGATTAGACTCTAGTGCCTGGTTAATTGCCTTTTGGGGATCTTCAAACCAATCAATCTCTTGTGCTGGTTCAGGCTGCTTGTCGTGCTTGGATTCGAGTTGTTGCTTTAGAAGAGAGTCAGCTAACTTGCGTACTTCACCTACTTCTTGTGCCTGACGACCGATAAGCTTCTCAGCTTCTTGGTGCATACGAACAATCTCATCAAGAGATTTATTCTTATACTTCTCAGGCATTTCAACTTCGTTAGCAATCTCTTCAGGTTGTCCTACCATCTCTTCAGTAGGGGCTGGGATTGTACCTTCTTGTTGATTTAAGTCGGTTAATACTTCGTTAGATTCTTCTTCTTGCAGTTCGATAAAATTAGCAGCCATATATACTCCTGTCGCAATGCGATTTTAGGATAATTAAAAATAGCTCGGTGATCAAGAGTTCACTTATGAGCCGTGATTTGCATTTGTTTTCCTCTCCACAGCCAGCTTCTCAGCTCTCTGTTTAGTCCACTTCGATGTTGCTGAAGGGTGGTCACCACTGATTGGATCTAAATAGATCCTCGGTGGGGTGAGGATACGGGTAGCAGTCCCGTCACATACGCTACACTGAACTTCTTTTGTGTCAACATCGACGAAGGACTCAGTGATATGCGAATCTTTACACTTAAAATCGTACATTCGTCTAGGCATTATCATCCTCTACTAGGAGCTGCTCATAAACTTCTGTACTAGACTCTCTTAAAGTCTTGATCCAGTTCATGATGGACATTTCGCCCTTCTTGAAGTGGAGTTGTTGTTCTGTTTCTATACCGCCTAAGCGGTCTGTAGCTTCAATCATTACTTCAATGTCATCAACCAAGTCTTGCCAGCCCTTGGTAGCCATCATAGCAAAGCGAGCTTCGTAGTAATCCTGTAATTCTCGATTCATTTAATCTTTTTCCTTGACTTTGGAGATTATTTGTGATATAGTAAATATTATACCACAGTTTTACTCAAAAGTCAAGTACTTTATTGCATTTTTCTTTGCATTTGCATAGCAGCGATACGTTCATTGGAAGCAATATCAGCCTCTTTGAGGGCTAAATTAGCAATCTTCTCTGCTTTGGTGAACTCATCCATGCCTCTTGTGCTTTGCTGAGCTGAAAAAGCCTTGATTTGCATATCTACAGGCAATAACTGGGTCTCTACACCTGTTTGCTGTGCTTCAGCCTGTGCTTTAGCTGCTTCTGCTTGTACTTTCTGCAATTGAGCCATAGCAGTCTGCATAGCAATCTGCTGCATCTGCTCTTGCATAGGGTCTACAGGCTGCTGAGTCATCTCTTGGAGGGTAGCTATGATCTCTTCACGATTAGACATGCTAGAGGACGCTATAATGCCTTGTAGCAGCACTGGAGTAATAGGAGACTGAGCACCGAGGGTAGACATCAAGCCCATCATCTGCTGCTGTTCATACTCACGAGCTACCATACCCATAGTAGAAGTAGGGATAAAGTTAAAGTCTTGTACTGGATAACGCTCAGGATCAAACTGCATGAACCGCCAAGCAGCTTTGTTGATGAAAGGCATCAGGAAGTCTTCTTGGAAGTTGATCAAGGTACGCTTGTTCTTCTTCATAAGCCCTGAGAGAGCCATAGAGAGTCCTGCGCCACTTGCTTCACCACCAGCTACTTGACCTGGCATTGACGCACTGTCGATCGTTCCTGTGGCTTGTAGGAGCATTGACTGGAAGTTCTGTGCTGTTTGGAAGCTCTGTGGATCAGTAACACCAAACTTGAATGGCATCATGATCTCAGCAGGATTGCCGTTGACTAAGAAGCTCTTACCTGGACGTACTTCGTACTTAGCACCACGAGGAAGCCTTGTAGCATCCATCGCCATCATTGGGGATGTGGTTAGAGCTAAGGAGTCTAGGTGGCTACGGATCTGAGCATCAATAGCCTTCTGCATATTGTAGCCCTTCTCAGCAGTACCACGACCCCAGAAACGACCTGGCATCGAGTCAGCTTGAT